CCATAATGATAAAGACCATGTCGCTGTTTGTGGCAACGTTTGATTTTTGAAATCTTCAACCATTGCCTTAACCTCGTCATTAGACATTCCGATAATCTGAAATAACCATAGTCCGACATAACTGTTACCATATTTATTGGTAACTCGTTGTATTATCTGTTGTCCTATCTCACTGGTTAATATCTGCTCCATTAATTCTGTTGAATACATATACTACACCTACCCGTCTACAAGTCCAACATCAAATTTTATTGTTGTTTCTGATATCGTAGGAATTTGATTTGACATCAACTGTACATTTGTGTTATTTCCGTTTACAATCAAATTTTTATAATCAGCTACACCTGCGGTATTTGATAATATCGAGGCAATTTTACTATATCGAACTTCACCGTCTTTTATTGCTTGTACAAGATATTCAGATATTGACAAAATAAAATTACTCTTTATATCTTCAATTCCAACTGTATTATCCAATTCAATTAAGCCCGAAACACTAATAGCTATAGTCGTTGGTGCTGTAACCTCAAGAATAACTCCGGGCGGTGCAAGCCGTTCGATTGTGGTGGTTTGACCATCCGTCTTTTTTCCGTCTGTTGATAATGGGACCGGTTGCATAATATGATTGTAAACTGCCGCACATAATGTTGTATCTGCAGGTACACCGTTTGAATCAACTATGATAATATTTACAACACCGCTATCATCTTCAACATTCGGATTATCTTCGGGACTGATTACAACAGCCTCACCCACTCCGTCAACTTCCAATGCCCAACGTCTGTAATCGTTATCATTTCCGATAAAAGAATTATCCTGTGACTGGTCATATTCCTTGATACGCTCAATAAAATTTTCATCACTTTCCTCATCATAGCCGCCTGTTGTAGCTGTTTCATTTGTAAGGCTGGATATACCGACAATTTTATCACTATTCACAGTGATAGTATTTGCCGGAACATTCCCCGATTTTCCAGCTATAGCCGCAATGATATTAACTGTTACCGTTTGATTATCACCTATTGACACATTTTCTGTTGTAACAAACTCTGTTACACTTTCATCAGCGATTTGTGCAGTAGTAAAAACTGTACCTTTGGGGATATTTACACCTATATTCCCTATAATCTTGACACTTCCTGTAGCATGCTGCGCCTTTCGTCTTGCCATGCCTCTGCATGCTCCGTGATAATCTGCATATGTACCATAACTAAATTCGGGCCATATTAATCGTAGTGCATTCAGAATACAAAACTGTGCAAAATATGCGTGTTCATATGCCGTTGGATATGTTAAATTCCAAACATCCGAACCTTCCGACTTGTCAATATCATTTGGCAGATTATCTCTCATTCGCTTATGTATCTTATTGACATCCGCATTTTTTATAAAATCAGGAATAATAAATTGCGACATATTCTCACCCTCCTACCGTAGCTTTTATATCTATCTCGGCATTATCAATGCCTGTTACCGTACATTCCACCTCAACCGCATCGGTATCAATCCAATTAAATGAAAAATCATCTACTGACTTTGCCCTTTTATAATCATCAGCCATTATCGCCTCTGTTATTTCTTTTTTCAGCATAATTTCTTGTGCAGCTTTATCAGGCAATGCCATAATCAAATCTAAATTAATACCAAAATCGGTCGAATATGAGCTATACGCATATCTGTCCGTTGAGATACAATTTTCACACCATTGTTTAAATGCCTCAACACCTGACGCTGAAATTAATCTGTGTTGTCCGTCACGAACAAAATCACCTGTATCATAATCAAATTTCAAGCTACGTTTATATCCGACAGGGGTATTTTGTTTAAGATTATCCAACGGCACCGTCATAATGTTATTTGCTGTCGGAAACAGATTTGCCATAATTAACTCTCCTTTCCTATGTCACTGCTACTTACAATAACAGCAACAACAATAGGATCAACGTCTATCCAACATACCAATACTCTGTCGCCCGCTTTAATACGTTCTATCCCCTCTGTGATAGGAATTTTAACAGTGTGACTATGACCGTCAGATAATGACGTTACAACTTCAATCTCAGGCTTATAGTCTATTGATAATCTCTTATCAATTAAATACTCCCCTTTTGGAATAACGGTATCAAATCTTGTAACCTTAAGCCCAAAATCTGATGTAATCGTACCGTATTCAATTAAAACACTTCTACCTTCATTTACAGCGTTATTCATCTGTGCCTGAAGTGTTCGTCCTAATCTGTCAAACGCATTCATATAACCACTTCCTTATAACTTACTTTCATCCGCAAGTTCAAAATCAATATTCATTTGTCGATTTACTGCATTATGTGTAATACTTGTAACAATATATCGAAAATTCATATCGCCTGCACCTACTTTAACAAGCTCGCCTTTTCGTATCCATGGATTATTTATAGCTGTTACTTCATATGTTTCTTTAGGCTTTCCTTTTTCATCAAGAATATATTGACCTTCATCACGAGCATTTTCATACAAAGAGTCTTCCTTTTCTTTATCTGACTTGTTTGACTTTTCATCTTCTGTATCATCTCTAATGACTTTCTGAAGTGTTCCCCATTTTGCTGTATCCCCCTCCAAAGTGCCTGTAATAGATACTTTTCCGTCATCATCAGCTTTGCCTGTGAAGATTATTTTTGTAACAACGTCTTCCATCGAAATATTACTTGCGGTCGATATTGCATTTTCGCCACGGTTAATTTCGTAAACACGCTCATTTGCATTGGCTCCATACCTATCTATGTAGATAATATCCTCTGCACTGCGTATAACGTATTTTATACCCGTTTTCTTTTTTACTCGGTCCAAAAGGTCAGTAAACATAGTTGAAATTTTACCTGAAAGAGGTAGTTTCTTATGTTCAATAGATTCATAATTGTATACAATTTCAATGCCCCATTTTGAGCATATATCATTGAATATATCTACTGTTTTCCAACCTGCAGGGTAATAATAGCTATCCTCACTGTTTTGCAGATAAATCAAATTATCATAGCATGTCAAAGATATTATTTTCTTCTGCTTGTTTTGATAATTTTTACGCCATATATACCCTCTGAAAACCTCTCTACACTCTTCACCGTCATTGGCATATATAAACACCCTATCACACACATTAATTAATTCTGATAACAAATACTCGCCGTTCATACAGTTTACAAGGCTTATCGTTACCTTTTGAGCAAGCTCGTTTTTATTTTCGGTAAGTTTTAAATCCGTTGTCACTGCGTCAACAAATACATCTAATTTATCAGAATTAAGAAAATGAATGCTGTATATCGGTGAAGACTTTGACGCCACTCTTACATAATCCATTAACCCCACTCCTAAAAATCGTACAAAAAAAGCACTATCATAAAAAATAGTGCTATTCTGTTTGTTTAATCTTATATATACTCTTTTGGCAGCCAACCAATGACATATTCACCAACTGGTGTACGTCCTACATCAGAAGATTTATCTGTTATCCTATATCGGCCGAGAATTTCTTTTCCGTCATACAAATAATATGTTCCTGTCACTCTGCCTGCAATACTTTCCGCATCAGACGAAACATATATCGGTGCATTGTTAAGTTCGACTGTTGCACCGGCAGAGTTATCACCAGAAGATGTTCCTGGAATTTTAATAACGGTACCGGGGAATATCCACCAACCTCTTTCCGAGCTACTAAAACCATGCTGTTTTGCGGTGTCCTCGATTACATCTTTGTTTAACTCATAAATTTCTTCCCAACGCAACCCGTCACCGAGATAACATTGTGCGATGCCCCATAATGTATCATTTTCAACTATGGTATATATTGCAGGTGTAGGGTCTTTATCTCTGTCCGTTCCGTCAGCCGAATCAGGTTCGGCATTTGTAACAGTGAATGTCGGTTTAACGCAGTCTGTAAATTCTATATAATAATGATAACTGCCAAATCCGTCTTGATATGTAATATCATAATCCGAAAGATGTACATCCATACAAATCGGTGTACCTGTTATCAAAATCGTAAGTACCGTTTTATTAGCTTTCCACATTGAAAACATACCTTGAAAATTGACAGGCGGTTGCCAAGCACCATTTTGCCAAGGCATATTTGCTTGCATTCTACCGGGTAATATACCATCATCCCACCGAATCGAACGTACACCTGTACCAGTAGGCTCTTGAATAGTACCAAGGTCCATTATGTCATATTCGGCAAAATTTTGTCCACCCGAACGGAATTTTATTTTTTGTGGTGTCCACGGTATTGATAAAACGTCATGTGTACCCTTTTCAATTATAAAAATTATACTCTCACAATTTCTCATTCATTATTACCTCCCGAATTAGCAAATGAGGCAGTTAAATGTCGGTCAATTTCATCTGATATTAACTGTGCTATTTCAGGTGCATGTGCCTTTATCTGTTCAACAACATTGCCGTCCTTAGAACCATCAATATTAAACATTATAGACATTGAACCACTTTCAAAATGCACATTTGCACCACTTGTTGAGCCGCCACCTTGTATTTTCTCATTTTCTATGACATCATTATTAAGTCCTGTCGCATAATGAGGAATGCCACGTCCTGATAAAATATCCTTTGTTTCTGATGATGTAAATACTCTATCTCCCGCTGACAGCGGAGCAAGTACATTACGACCTTCATACATCAAAAATTGACCGTTGTGTTCAACCAATTCGCGAGGATCTGCACTTCCGTCATCATTCAAATATGCCAATCCCTCAGGTGCATTACGAGTACCATGTGCAAAATGTCCAAACGATGCTGTATATACAACCGTTCCATACAATGTAGGTGCTGATGTCGGGAAGCTTCCTGTATAACTTGCACTGCCTGTTATATCAGGTGCTTCTGTCGGATATGTCCCAAGTGTATAATTTGATATACCATTAACAGCCGGTACTTCTTGAGGGTATGTTCCCAATTCGTAGTTTACAATACCCTCAACATTTGCTGATACCGATAGTGCAGATGTATCTCCTGTCAATGCTGATACACTTTCCGTGATAGCTGATGTTAAACTTGATGTATCTATATTCCCCGGAACAACCGTAAAATTAGGATGTAATTCAACACTTTCACCCATACTTGCATTAATAGTATCAGTTATCTTTGTACCTATATCTAACCCGCTAAAATCAGTTTCAGCCAAAGAAGAACTAATGCCATTCATTACACTTTCACCTATCGAAATTTGGCTAAAGTCCATATTATCTGCCGATAGACTTGTACTTATTGCAGACATTAAACTCTCGCCAAAACCCAATTTACCAAAATCCATATTGTCCACTGATAAGCTCTCACTTATAGCTGACATTAAGCTTTCGCCAAAGCCTAATTCTTTGAAATCCATATTATCCGTTGAAAGACTTTCACTGATTGAATCCATAACCGTTTTACCAAGTTCTAAATCCTTTAGTTTTCCGTCTTTAATATTTTCAATACTGCTACTGACAGCATCGAGTACATTCTCTCCTAAATCGTCTGGCAACTCAGTTGATTTTGTATCTTCTTTGGACTGTTCTGTTCCATCGGTTTTGCTTTCTAAAGCCTCTTGTTCCTTGGTGCTATCTTCAACAGCTTGTGCTGCTTTTTCGTCAGTTTCATTCATAGCATCAATTTTTTGGTCTTTATTGTCCTTTATTGCATCTACTGTATTTTTTGCATTTTTTTCGAGTGCATTTTTTGCAGCTTCTGTCGTTTGCTCAATGGCACTTTCTGTATTACCGCCATTTAACAGTTGCCACATATTTGCAAAATCATCACCCATATACTGTTTCATTAAATTATAATCAGTACCAAATGCGTCATTTATAGCCTTAGCAGATTCAGCATTTCCAGACATAAGCATTGCTTCATATTTTCCTTGAGCTGTTTTATCTCCGCCCATAGCACCCATTTGATACATTCCCATCATTTCATCTAAATATTGATTTGGGTTTTGACCATTTTCTTTAGCTGATTGATATTGTTTTTCTGCTTGTTCCAATGCTGGTTGCATTCCTGTATATGCTTCTTTTACTACTTCTTTTGATGCAGAATCTCCCAATTCAAATGAAGTAGACAGTGCTTTTTGAGCATCAGATAAATATTGTCTGCTATATAAAGTTTGTTGGGTAGCATCTTGAATGTCAACGGCATTATTGGATAATTCGCTTGATTCCATTGACTTCTTTAGTGCTTTTTGATATGCTGAATTATTATCATTTAACTGGCTGCTTAATCCCGCATTATGACCGAATGCGTCCACCTTACCATTCCATACATCAGATAAAACTGAGTTGTAATCACTTCCAAACATATCTTGAGCATTGTCTAAAAGCGTTTGCAAATGGCTTTCAGTTCTATCATTGGCAGAACTCCAAAATATATTATTAGCCTCATTAGGATTTTGTCCATTAGCAATAGCTACAGACCTTTTTTCCGCCAAATTAAACATATCATTTGTATATTCTGTTTGAATATCTTTTATAACACTATCATAAGAATCTTTTGACAACATACCGTTTTGTGCCAAATATGAATATGTATCAGCTTTTGTTTGCCCTTCATCCGGAGCAAGTTCTGAAGATGACTGTTGCATACTATGTATAGTCCCAAAAACATAATCACGTTCATCCGGTGAAAAATTACCATCAGACAATGCTATTTCTAAATACTTACCTAATTCCTTTTTCTGCTTTGCAAATGTTTCAAAAGCATTCTTCCATTTATCACTTAATGCCGTTGTATCCCATTGCCCATAACCAAACAAATCATCATTAACCATAAATGCGTTATACATCTCTTGGTTCATTTGTTCTTCAATGTTATCCATATAACTATTAACTTCATCTGCATAAGATGTTAAATATTTTTTAGGAATATTAAATCCCAAATTTCCTTTTATATCGAGTTTACTTCCACTTTCAACAACGCCCAAATAAGACGAATTAGTAGTATCTTGTAATGAATATCCTGTTGTCAATGCTTGTTTATGTGCTTGTGATACTTGTATCTGCCATGAGCCGACCATGTTTTGAGCCACTTTACCCAAATCACTTGCCGACATTGCTATATCACCAAATAATTCATCCAGTCGATCCTGTCTTAATTCTTCAGCCGATTTATGAATTCCAGATATACCGTCAGCAATATCATCACCCCATAGCTGACCAATCAATGCACCTGCTCCGGCTCCAAACAACGTTCCCACTCCAGGAATAAAAGAACCTATTGCTGCTCCAGCTCCCATTAAACCACTTTTTGTCAACCCACGAGTTAAACTGCGTTGCATATCATTGCGATTTCCGCTACTGTATGCATCAACAATATCGCCAAAAGCCTCGGTTGCACCTGAATAGACTGATTGCACACCTAAATATCTTGTTGCCAAACTCTTTCCAAAAGCTTTTATACTGTCTATAGTCTGATTTCCGTCATCATCTCCATAGTCGCCAAGCAGCTTAGTCGTTTTTTCTAGCGCCTTTGTATTCCTATCAATATCTTTTTCCGATGAAACACCGTTATAGTTTTTATCTTCATAACCCCAGACAAGATTTCGCATAGATTCAAGGTCTGCATTTTTAGAATATTTTAATCCATATTCATTCGCAGCGTTTTTTAAGTAATCCAACTCTTCAGCTTCTTCTTTGTAAGCCTCAACATAGCTTATCAGTTCATTAAAGCCCATGCTTTCTCTGTCTATCCCATGTTCATCTGCATAGCTTGCCGAACTATACCATTTATCCAAATCAGCAGAAGCTCTTTTATAAATCTGTGAAGATGATTCTTTTCCAAACTTAACTTCAGACACCTTAATATCATTAGCTTTTTTCTTTATACCATCTATAGCCTTATCAACATTTGATGTATCAGCAGTTAATTTTACCTGTGACACTCCGTCTACAGCAGCATTAGCCTTATCTACTACTCTATCAATGTCAGTAGCTGTTTTTGAGCCATCAACTTTTCTTAATTTACTGTCTATGCTGTCCATAACTTTTGAGGCTTTATCTGTTGCCGTAATATCAACATTAACACTTCTTTTTTCAAGTTTGTCTAATTCCTTATTTACAGTTTTAGCCTTATCCGTTGCGTTGTCTTTTAAATTTGCGGTTATTTCGATTTCTATATTCGACTTTGCCATAGTGTCCTCCTTTCTTCCGAATTTTTGCAATAAAAAAAACGGCTGTTTTACAACCGCTTTTGAATTCATTATTTTACAATTTTTACGTTCTTTATAGTATGGTCATCCATGCTACTGTAATATTTGTATTCCTCCGGAAACATAAAGTTTGATAATCTATATTCTATCACATCATCTGCAAACTCAATATCAATATCGTATGCAGGAACACAATTATTATTCGGCCAATTCACTTTGTCATTTTCAAGAAGATAGTAATTCCCATTGCTTTTATCAATGGCTATATGCAAATTGTATGTTCCATCGTTCCAGCTTTTAGCATTTGAAAATTTTTTTAGAAATTCATCTTCTGATGATATTCCTAAAACCTTATATCTTCCATTTGAATAACACTTAAAATCAACACGCCATATAGGAGCATTTAGTTCTTCATTATCATATGGATAATAATCAACATCCATATGATAGTTTGATGTTTCATAATTTTCGCCTGAAAGTTGACCAATACCATTACCCAGTGCATCTGTAACAGTTTCTCGGGTATCACCCCACTCTATATACTTTTTTGTCTTAGTATCATATATAGCGTCATACCTTATGTCATTACCACCACATGAGCATAAACATCCTATAGTAAAAATAGTTATTAAAAATATGTTTATTTTTTTCATAGCAAAGCCTCCCTTTTACATAATTTTAACAAAGCAAAAAGGATTTGTCAACTTTTTTGTTTTGTAGGAAAGTTTCCTATAACAACCGGCAATTTGCGTTCAGTTATGGCTTTCTTCATAAATGCAAACACCATTTTTCTTTCACCATCTGTCAGCCGCATTATTTCACTTGGAAATGTACGAAATCCCGAATACACAAATATATCATACAAATTCCGCATTAACGGACTGACTTCTATCAGTTTTTTATGTAGTCTTCTTCATCAACGATATCCTCACCGTCAAATCCGCTGAGTTTGAGAACTTCATCAACTATTTTCGACTTTGTGCCCGCATTAAGCAGAATGTCAACGCAGTCCGCATCATCAAAGATATTGAATTTCTGCTTTATGTCATTGTTACCCCAAATTCTCTGTTTATCTTCATCTACCGTAGCCGTATAAATCAGATTGTTATGATATTCAGTTGTACTTCTTTCACCCGAAATCTTAGGGTATTTCGGTCCGGCCGGATTAGGAATTTGCTTTGTTGCCTTTTTTGCCGCCGCTTGTATTTCACTTTGCGATAATCCTCTTATTCTGAATGAAAATAGGGTTTCACCACTTTGCTTTTTTACAAATATTTTCTTTATGCTATCTTCGTTGCCTGTTTTATAATCTGCCGCCTCAAGCAATGCCTTGACAAGACTTTTTTCGTCCTGTTCAAAGTTGGTTGAAGACTCAAGACCTGTTACATTTGTACTTTCTTTATTTGCCATTTCCCTTACCTCCGCATATATAAATTAAAAATTTTCATAACTTTAAAATGGCTCGTTCTCTCAAACCAAGAACGAGCCATTTTATGTGATTAGTTGTAAAGTTGCTTTGCTGCCATTTCAGAAATCATCTTCGGAATAGAATTTAATCTAAACGAATGTGCTCTCTTAATCACATCACCTGGAGTTAAACTCATTAGGTCAAAAGCTCCGTTTGGTATAGCATTGTTAAATGTTATACGTTCTTCACTGCTGCCATCAGGCTTAATAGATACCCCTTGAAAATTGAATACAGGAAAATATCCATTTTGTATCGCCTTAAGCAGTGGTGCCATTATAACATCATCTCTGATTACCGCCTCTGTGTATGTCAAATCAAATGTCACACCTGTCGGAACCGTTCCCACCAAAATTGAACCAACACCTTGATATTCAGTTGTGTTTGCATTCATTGCAACTTTAAACTCGTTAATTTCTGCAAGGAACGTATTAACGCCATTAACTTCGACAAATAATTTTCCGTCTTTACCTGTCATTAATTCAGTTGTATCTAATGTACTGTTGTTTCCAACTGCCATTTTTCTTACCTCCAATCATTAAGAATTTTCACTGTATTTCCATTTGTAATGAATGAAAATACGCTCTAATGTATCAACGTCAACCGCATTGACTACGAAATAGCCATAATCGGCGCCGTAACCCTTATTTGTATCGAGCTTAAATGTAGGGTCAATAAGCTTGCCCTCGTCAGCCATAGTATCAAGCACGACTTGACCACGTTGGATAACATTTGCAATACCGTCTTTTGTACCATTAACTTTTCCGATTAATTTATCCATTTCACAGTCCAAGCGATAGAATGTTTCATGTCTTACTTTAGCTCGTTTGATTTTCTTCCAACCGTTATCCTGTTTTTCTTCATCAGGATTAATCAGTGTATTAACACCGCTGTCAAAAACAACCTTGCCGTCTGAATTAACAGATAGTAATAACAATCCGTTTCTTACCGCATTTTCGTATTGGCTGTTCTTTAGTCGTTCTGTAAGTTTTGCCGCACCTGGCATTTCTGTACGAACGATACTTTTACTTGATGGCGTTGCAGCTATAACACCTGCCGCTTTAGCTATTGCCTCAGGTCCGCTGACAGTTTCACCGTCAGAATTGATAAAATCGCTTGCAAAATAAACAATAGGATAATTGTCTATCTTAGACGCATTCTCCATTCTCTTGTTTATATCTAGACTGCCCTTATCACCTATAACGGCAATAGCAAGATTACCGTCTTTAAATGAGGTATTGATATACTCTATCAATAATGCTTGTACATCCGCATCGACTGTATCCAATGCGATTGTGTTGTAGTAATACGGCTCAAATGCTTCAAATGCCGTACTATAATCGGCTGTTGTGACAGTGGGATTTTCGCCACCCTCAAACGGTTGCTGTGAAACGTCTGTAATAGCGTCTGTAACACCGTCTTCAGCCTTTGCAGAAATGTAATTACTATCTTTAACGGCTTTTTCCAAAGCTTGAGGCTCGCCTGCACCAGAGGCAAATGTGATTGTTTCAACCTCTTTTGCACCGTCATAAATTACAAGTTCTCTTGTACTCTCTGCACCCAACTTATCTCGTACTGATACAGTAAATTCATGCGTTCCAGGATATTTAAGTGTCAATGTAACTGCCTTTGTTTCATTCGACTTTAGCTCAATCTTGCCGCTCTTACCACCTGTTCCTAAACGAACTAAGTACAACTTATCTAAGCCGCCATCCATATAAGCCTCTGCCACACTCATTGTACCGCCTGTGCCATATGTATTTTTCATAGTAACATCAGACGTTCCAATTTCATGAATAGTGACTTCATTCAGCGGTCCCCAATCAGATTTAATAGGCAACACACCTATACCGTCTAAAGCGGACGCTACAGTATTATTTACATTACCGTTACTTGAACGTCTGTAAACACCGGCACGAGGGTACTCCTTACCGTCTTCATAAACATATCCCATGCTTATTTTACCTCCTTGTTTTTAAATTTTGATACAATTTCTTTAGCTTCTTCCAAAGTAAATAAATCCTTGTCTGCCCTTGAAAGCGCTGTACGAATAATAACATTATTCGCATTAAATTCATTTTCTGCCTTTGATAATTCATCAACGGTATATCTTGATACAGATGATGTTTTTACCTTTGCAGAGTTCTTTTCAGCTGGCACATCTGCTGTTTTTTCATCTTTTACAGTTTTGGTTGCCATAAGATTACCTCCTTAACAAAAAAGAACGCCTTTAAATAAGACGTTCTTAATCATTTATTTTAATATGTTTCAATAATTCTGAATCAGGCTCTTTGCGCAATACGCAATAATCGCCTTCAACAGATAATTGACCGACTCTTAATTCATCAGCTCCAGGCTGAAGTTGATTGTTATTATCAACACGCATCCATGTTCCATCAGGAAATTGTAATACCTTTTTTTGATTTAGCTTAGTACACATCATACTCGCAATAGCATTAGAAACAGCTATATCTTCTGTAAAGATATGAGCATTCATTACAGCAGTGTACCAATCACCTGCATACATGCTAGGTATTCGTTCACAATTACCTACCTTTGATTTTCGCCAGTACACCGCAGGAATATCCTTTTGAGGTTTCCATACGGTCGGAATATCTTCATCATATCCTATCAGTTTTACATCGGGTAGTAATTTTCGTGTCCATTCATTAACCAGTTTAATCGGATCAGGCTCGCAGGTTTGTTGATTAGGAAACGCAAGTAGTGTAAACAATACCGCCGCAACGGTTATTTTTTTGTCCGCAACATCAACGTATCGTGTAGAATTCCATTTCGCAAGAATTGTTGTTTCCGACTTACCGCTAAAGAAATAGCCGTCTACATTTGTTTTGACCGTTTCTGCTATTGCTTCAATCTCTGATGTGTCTTGTAAATACACATCAATTTCTACTGTACCACTGATTTTACGTTCTGTGTCGGATTGCATATTTGCAAAAAATACAATTCGTCCATATTGTACGTTATCGTTCCATAAATCAGACATATCGTCAGGGGCTGTCTGATTAAAAATCGCAGGCTCATCATCATATTTAGTTAAATATGATGTTATATCGGAACATTTCCTTAGATGATTATTTAAAATTTCTTCAAACATAAATCTTTCTCCTTTAATATAGTTCACTGTATATTGCAATAGCTTGCGGCAATGCGTCTTCTGCAATACGGTCACAGTGTGGTCTTGCTGCCATCTTACTTGTACCGTCTTCCAAAAACGGACCGTACAAACAATCACTTGTTACTTTCGCTGTAAATGACATTCCGTTGCTTTCTGTTGATGAAACAAAAGAATTACGGTAATTTCCCGTTCTCACTCCCGGTGGTTGACCTGGAGCAGATACACCGCCGCCTGCCATCACATTAAAAACAGAATTTCGCAATGCACTTGATACTCGTGCAGTTCTTCCCGGCAACTGTGCTTTTATCTTATCAAGTTCAGCTTGAACAATAATTTCAATGCTAATCATTTTATATCAAACCTTTCCTCAACATAATAAATCATAGATACATTAAGGCTACCTGCATTATCTACGCCCTGAACATAAAATTTACGTCCGTCTGGGAACACAAGATAATCGGTAGCCTTTGCTTTTACCGTTGCTCCATATTGTACAACTGTATGTGTTATAGGGTGCTGATTTTGCCGCCATTCTTCTTTTTCGCGTTGACTTGCCTCGGCAGCAATACCCAAAAATGCTTGTTCGGCAGGTTGGTATCCTACTTCTGTCACACGTCCGCTGGCTGTTTTCCCATGTCTTTTTATATAAATTTCTACCTCTTGAAATCCATATCCGGGTACAATATTTGCTGTGAACATAATTACTCGCCCTTTCTGCTGTTACTGTGCATATCCTCATAAAAATACGGTGGTCTTACCTGTCCGTAATCATTTCCCGATACGGGCGGAACAGAAATACTTGCTTCATTCTTCAATCGGTTATAGAGGTCTTTCCATACCTCTACTCTACTTGAAAAATCATACGACACAGGACCTATTTTTGTAGTGCAAGAGTGTGCAAACTTCATTAGAATAGCTTCCAATGCTGCTAATTTAGCACGTTTCCAATGTCTGTTCATATCCAAAACCGCTTGATACTCCTCATCCGACAAAGCCGCTGTCAACTCTGCCGGATTGAATGTTGTATCTCCCAGTTCAAACCTCAATCGGTCAACTCCGTTTTCCGTAATTGCATTGGGATTATATGAGTATCTCGGCATTACTCATCACCGCCACTATCTTCTTCCTGCTCTGTTGTATGCTTTGAAATTGCCGCTAAAACGGTTTTTCTCGTATCAACTGCGCCTAATACGTCACATACAGAATCACTGTTAATATTCTTTATATATTCCGCCGCATCTGTGGCCGACATTTGAAGTACACGGAAAATTTCTGTTACATCGTCCGCAGTACAATTAATGCTTTTTCCGTCTTGTGATAAAATCGGTATCGATACAACAAATTGTATCGGTTCAACCATTTCCTCTGCATTAATAGGTAACTCGCTTAGGATACCGTATTTAACCAGTTTTAACCCCTCATATGCTGACAATTTATTAGGTTGAATTATATCACCCTTGTTATAGTTGTTGCCGCCAATACGGCAAGATTTAAGTGCTGTGTATCTCATAGAGTAATCACACCTCCTTAAATCAGTTTTCAGGGGTAACGGCATTTTGGAAATAGATACCCAAGTCCTTGCATACTACTTTCATATCCTGCGAAATCATACCGCCGATGTAATGAGAATACGTTCCCTTATCACCTTCCCATTCAATGATAGGAAGAATATTTCCTGTGCCCATATCCCAACGGAATGTATATCCGGCAGTTGCCTCATCAATCATTGGTGTTGGTGTAGCGTATGCCAAAAGCATTGCATTTTCATCGCAGATAAAACCTGTATTTTCTTCTTCACCAAGATTTGCACTGTTCCATATAGCGTCAAATACGACAACCTCATCTACCCCCAAAATAGCAGCCAATGATTTTGTAGTAACCATTGCAGGTGAAGCAGTGTTCCCGCCATAAATAACACGATTCATTATGTCGGGGTGATTAATTAGTGCATCAAATACACGCTGTCCCAATCCAAGTTTATTAGGTTTTCTTCCTGTAGACTTCTTCATTGCAGTAATGCAATCGGATATAAACTTGATAGGATTTGAATTATCATTGTCAAACGATACAAAATCAGTAGAACCTGAGCTTACCGATACACCGCCAGTTAAATCAGCACCCCATACACCTTTTTTAAAGTATTTTTGTGCAAATACCTTGTTTTGATGAATAAATATCTGTTCAGCAATAACCCTCGCTTTGTTTTGACGTAATTGCATTATTCCTTTAGCTCCCATACGTGCTACATCTGATTGGATAATATCATCATAACCCAAAATAATTTGTTCAGGCACACACTTATAATCGTCAGTTTCGTAACCGATAACGGTAGGATCTACTTTACCTAAAATAGGCTTAGGGCTTACATTATCTCTTAACAAATCTGCTTTTGAAAATTGATAATATGACGCTCTTGAAAGTTGCACAGGCACTTCTGGGAAGAAAGACGTTGCTCCGCCACTCTTGCCCTGAAAATACGCTGTACTGATACTTGTAAGTGGAACATTAATAGGTGTTTTACCCTTTCTTATTCTATCAAAAACTTCTGTACCCATTATTTAGCCTCCTTTTTGTAGTAGTCAACTCTTTTGACTGTTCCCATTGCATTTGCATTACAATCATTCATTGCTATTGCACACACAAAATCACCCGCCTCAGCGGCAACTAATGTACCGTCCGAACCGGGTGTTAATTCTGTTCCGGCTGTTACTGTGGCACTTATAGCCGCAATACCAACAGCAAATATTTGATATGTAACATTATCGCCCTTCGAAACGTCTGCCTCATTGTCAATAGTAACAATACCGATAGGCATTTCCCCTTTGGTGTTACAAAATTCCAATAAACCGTCACTGTTCAACTTAACGGCTTTACCGGCGACGTTTTCCATATCGTTAGCTACAATACCCACACGAGTAGCTGATGTATTAATTCCGTTTGTCATATACTGCTTTGCCATTAATACCAACCTCCAATCTCATCATCATAGTCTTTCATAAGCTCAGGGTGTGTTTCCCATGTTTTTGCCATAGCTTCTGTATCACTCATATTCGGATTTGACTTTTTGATTTCATCAGCAATAGCACGAGCCTTGGCAATGGTAGTAGAGCCTGCCACATCAGAATGACCACTCTTGCCGATTTCAGTAAATGCACCCGACTTTTCTACTGCCTCAACCGCCGTATCCAATACACCAATCATATCTTGATATGCTGTACCGCCTGCGGCTTTTAGGCTCTTTAGTGTAGGTATAAGTTCTTCGGACTTTTTGCCTATAACTTCATACTTTTTTGCAATAGCCGTAAGTTCTCTTTCTTCCGACTCGTCACGAGCTTTTCTTAAACTTTTAAGTTCGGCCGCAACTGCCGGATGAAGTCCCTTATAAATATCTTCCGGATCATGATTTATCGGTTCACCCTTAATCTTCTTAACGTCCTTGTCGTCTTTATTGTCATTTTTGCCATTGTCATCATCTTCAGGCTTCGTTATACCAGCCTTATTAACGATAGCCTCCAACTGCTTCTTTTCTTCATCAGTTAGCTTATCCTTATCAATATCTTCAATTTTCATATCATTATCAGCTCCTTCATTATTACTTTTTAATATACCGAGTGTTTCTGCCTTTAATGCCTTCACAATCGTGGCTGTTTGTGGTTCTTCCGAACCTGTCGCAACAT